GCGTCAATGTTACTTTCGGTATTACCAACGAACCCACGCTTACCAGCAGCGTTGACAACGCCCGTGGCGCGATTGTTATCCGCATTTTCACGGAAAAAGGACGCGGCCCAGCCCGCAACCAAACGCTGATCACCACTGCAGTCAACGCACTGGAAACACTCAACAACACCGCCAAAACAACCAGCGGCGTATTTTTCCGCGTCGGCGAAATTACCCGCCCAACAACGTTCACTTGGTACGCCCTATGGCCACCACCGTTCTGTCCGGCACGTCCGGCGCTCTCTACTACAAACCCGCCGGCACCACCGGCACCTTTGGTGAATCCGGTGTCAACATTTCCACCGATGTGATCACCGTCGCCCCCTACCTGAACTTCAAGGTAGGCGACCCGGTGAAATTCCGCGTGGTAAACAGCCAAACTGGCGGCTCCGGTACCGGCACCCTGCCTGCGCCTATCTCCGACGCCACCACCTACTACGTGCTGAGCTACACCGCTGCAACTGGTGCACTCACCGTATCGACTACCGCTGGTGGCACCATCCTGGCCATCACCGATGACGGCACTGCCGTTGCCCCCAACGAGTTCGAGGTTTACTACGCCGACTTCGCCGTAGTTGGCCAAGTCCGCGACTGGAGCTTCGAGATCAGCCGCGCTGAAATCGACGTCACCACCATCGGTCAAACCCCCGGCCAGTACGTTCCCTTCCGCAGCTACATCAGTGGTTTCGGCGATGGCACCGGCACCGCAACGGTCTACATGACCAACGAGGACGCCGCCCTGTCCAACCGCATGATCGAGGACGTGCTCCAGCGCCAGCAAACTGGGGCAGCCTTCAAGCTCTACACCGACCGCGTGTTCAGCGGCGGCACCCTGAGCGAAACCCTGAGCCGCTCGATCTCGTTTGATGCCGTGCTGACCTCGGCCAGCCTGAACATCAACCCCGACGACGCCCAATCGGTGACCGTTAACTTCCGCCCCGCTGCTACGCCTACCTTCGATTTCAGCCAAGCCTGATAATCTGCTGTCGCAGCCAGTTCAGCAGCCCCGGCCTAACCGCCGGGGTTTTTATTTCTACTCCGCTACACTAAACCCATACCCCAAGCACTGGTATGCCCGTTCCTGTACGCGCAATCGACCGTCTCCGCAAGGCCGCCAACCTGGAGCCCGTCAAAAAAGTAGTAGAGCTTTCCGATGGCACCAAATTCGAAATGTGGGTGGCACCGCTGACAATGGCTGAGCGCGAACGCGCCCAAAAGCAAGCCAAGTCCGACGATGCCAACGCCTTTGCGCTTCAACTGCTGATCGCCAAAGCCCTCGACGAATCTGGCGCCAAGCTGTTTAACGTCGGCGAGGTGGACGTCCTGAAAAACGAAGTCAAGGACAAGGACCTGCAAGCGCTGATGCTGGCAATCCTGACCGACGACGCCGAGCCCATCGACCCAAAATCCTGAGCGCCGAACTCCGCAAGGACAGCTGGCTCATGCTCCAGTTTGGCGTCGCCAAGGAACTGGGCCTAACCCTGACCGAAGTTCGGACGACCATGACCGCCGAGGAGCTACTCGGCTGGAGCGCCTACTTCCAAATCCTGAACGAAGACCAGCAAAAGGAAATCGACAAGGCCAAACGCCGCCGCTAGCCCGGCGGCTTTTTTACACCGTAAACTGAAGTACCAGAGTGTGACGTAAAGCCGTGGCCTACAGAGCCGATATTGAAATTGCGGTACGCGGCGCCCAAGAACTTAAACGCCTTCAGAACGAAGTATCCGCAACATCAAAACTTATAAACCAGCTTAACAATTATTTAGAAAATATAGGTAGCGGCGGCGTTGTACGCAACATAAATAATTTGCGAGATACAGTAAATAGTGCCGCCCAAGCTTTCAACAAAGCTGCCTTAGGTACAGATGAAGCAACGATTGCCGCAAACAAGTACATAATAGCAACAAACGAACTTAATGCCGGCTTAAAAGAACGTAGCGAGTTACTAAAACAAATTGTTGAGCAGGAGCGTAAAGCGAAACTCGCAGCCTCTGGTGTACGAGAAACTACTCAATATGCTGAGCCAATAGGTCCAGCAGAGGCCTCACCTGTTACTCTATCATCGCAACTGCGTGGAAGAACCGAGCGGATACTCGCCGAGAGAAAAGGGCGCACTGAGTTAAACGCGATATTACAAGATCAGTTTGAAATTGAGCGTCAACTGGCAAATTCGAAGCTAGACGCTAAAGCTGAACGAGTTCAAGCTGCTTTAGACGAGCAAGCATCTGCTGCCGCTGAAAGCGCCGCTCAAACTAAAAAGTTAGCTGATAGGCAACTGGAATTTACTGAGCGCACCGAAGCAGCCGCTCGTGCAGCTAGAGCGCAAACAGCTGAGTTTGTTCGCCAGCAACGTATAGCTAAACAACTTCGGGCAGCAAGTGCCCAAACACCTGCAGGAGGATTTCCTGTTGAAGGCCCCATGGCGAGCCCTGGTTTTCGGGGAATGCAGCGAAGTATGGGTCGTTTCGGAGAAAACCTAGCCCTAGGCGCGGGTTTTCCGCTTCTTTTTGGTGGCGGCGCAGGAACTGTAATTGGTTCTGTGCTCGGATCCTTTGTAGGTACAGGGTTTGGGGGGCAAATTCTTGGCGGAGCTTTAGGTCAAGCCTTGGATCAAGCGCTAATTAAAATTAAAGACATAGGTAATGCTATAAAGACTTTAGATTTTAATGCTTTAACCGAGTCAGGTATACGATTCTCTACAGAAATCCAAGGCCAACTCGATCTTTTAGTGCAAGTAGGAGATAAATTAACTGCACAAAAGATTCTAAGTCAGGAGATTGCTCGTGAAACAGGTACTTTACCGGGTGTTACTGAAGACGTAGCCAACAGCGTAAATATACTCAGTGATTCTTGGCGTAAGGTCGTAAACGCTGTAAGCACGACTGTAGGTATTATTGGGGCACCGTTTGCCGTCGCTTTGGCGGCAATCTTAGAGGCAGTTAATGCTATATTTAGAGTAATAAACGGCGTGTTTAGTCTCTTAGGTAAAGGTATTAAGACCGTAGGAGAGTTTGTTGTACAACTAGTTGCCGGTCAAGGCGCACTAGATGCAATAAATAATGGACTGGACCGTATGAATTCTGGTCTAGCGGAGGCAAACGCACAAGCTGCACAGTTTCGTTCCACTCTTAACGAATCTGTGGTTCGCACATCAATCGAGTTAAGTGCCACTCAAGCTATGACACCGGGAGTTACTAGTGAAGACAAGATAACCAACCTAAAAATAGATAAACAGAAGCAGCTTGATCTTCTGTTCCAAGATGAAATAGATGCGAGAATTAAAATTCGTAGTGAAAACGCAAAAGCTACAGCAGAGACAGTCGAAGGACTGATTAAGCAGAATGATGTGCTTTTTAAGAATAGAAAGCAACTTATTGAAACAACAGCTCAAAGGCAGATTACGGCGGAAATACAGCGCGAACAAGCTCGTTTGGATGCAGATGCCGCCCGCGCAGCTGAAAAAGCTGCAAGAGAGCTGGAGCGTCAGCGCAAAGAAATGGAAAGAATGGCAAAGCTTAGGGCGCAGCAATTCACAGATGCACAACGAGGTTTTGTTCTGGCTGAAGCGGGTTTAGCCGTTACAGCAGCCGGCGATGGCGGAGATGAAAAAGCAAAAGTACAAGCGGAATTTGATAGGCAGCGTGCGGAAAGAATGTTTAAGTACACCGAACTTTTAAGTAAGGCACTTAGCGACGAAGAACGCCTCACGCTTATAGCCACTCAAGAAATTGAAGCAGAAAAAGCGTTAATTGAAGTTACTAGAGATCTTTTTAACATAGACCTTAAGCGCTCAGAACTACTTAATTCGCCTACAGCTCTCACTGGCGCACAACAAGAGCTTGAACTGCTTGCCGCAAAAATTCAAGGTAAGGAGCAAGAGTACGAGTTACAGCAAAAAATAAACGATTTAGTGTCAAAAGGCGTTCCGCTAGAAGATGCTCGCGGTATTGTACTAACTATCCAAGACTTGGAGAAGCAAAACAAAGCTATAGAGACACAGAAACAACTATGGGCAGACATATATACAACAGTTGCAGGAGAACTTCAAAGTGCGATAACAGGATTGATTGAAGGTACAGCCCAATGGGGCGATGTTTTGAGCAGCATTTTGGGTAGTTTGGGGAATCTTTTTATCAATGCTGCGTTTACCGGTTTGGGCGGCGCACTTAAGTTGCCCGGTTTTGCGGAGGGTGGTTTTGTAACGAGGCCCACTACGGCTGTAGTCGGCGAAGGCGGTGAGTCGGAATACGTTATCCCGCAATCCAAGATGTCCGCCGCCATGTCTCGCTATTCGCGTGGCGCACGTGGAGAATCTGTGATTCCTGGCAGCGGTGCCAGCACTGAAGGCGGAGGCGCAGCAGCTGCAACGATGGAACCTATCGACGTTCGCTACAGCGTGGAGCGCATTAACAATGTCGAGTACGTTACGGCTGACCAATTCCGAGCCGGCATGGCACAAGCCGCCCAACAAGGCGCCATCCAAGGCGAACGCCGCGCCATGCGAACCCTGACCAACAGCGCTGCTGCTCGCGGGAGGCTCGGAATCTGATGGAATTCAACTACGGCCACCTATTCGAGGTTGGCCCAACCAATCAAACCCGTTTCAGCTTCCAAAACTTTCGCATCAACGCACAGATTACGCACAACAATCGCAACTACCTATATCTACCTTTCGGATTTGGCGGTGCGGTTGCAACGCTCAAGGGCGACAACCTAGATGCCACCTTACAATTCGGCAACACCGATATCACGCGGAACTGGACTGCCGAAGCAATTCAGGGTTTGTGGGTCGGCAAAGTGACCACAGTTTTGTGGTCAGAAGCCAGCATCGCCCGCGTTCTGTACAGCTATTGGGGTGTCTGCTCTGCCGGCGGCTGGGATGAAACCAGCATCCAAGTTTCGCTGAACAGCGTGCTGGATGCCGTTGATGCAAACGTACCAGCCCGCCGGTTGACGCGCCGCACAATCGGCAACATCCCCTTTACCAGCTCTGTACGTGTGTGAGCACCTGATTGGTCGCCCCTACACCTACGGCGAAAACGATTGCATCAACCTTGTCCTCGACGCCTTAGGCGAAATGGGCATGAATCCACCAGCGGTCAATACCGACTGGTACGCCATGACCCCACGGCAAGTCTTGCGAGAGCTGGAACGCTTCTGCAATCGCATTGACTGGCCGGCTTACGATGGTGACATCACGTTGTTGGACGCCAGTCCGCTGGCATTCGGGGTTGCATGGCAGAACGGTATCCTCTTCATAAACCCCTTGATCTCCGCAGTGGACTGGAAACCGGCGGAAAAACTTACGATCCGCCGCTCCTACCGTATGAAGTTGCGCTGATCGAAGCGCTGGGATGTAGCCAAGAGGATTACAAGCAGTTTGTCCGTTATGCGCGTGATGCCGTACATGTGCGCCCTGCGCAATATGAACATATACCGGAGATTTACGCACTGGGACCTGGAGTAATACCAGCCGTATCGTATTTAGGCGCACAAGCTGCAGCAAAGTCAGCAACAACAATTATTCTTACCAACCTTGCTATCGGTATTGCCTTAACTGCCGCCAGCATGTTGCTGGCACCCAAGCCTCCGGCTGTTTCTGATAAACGCGTCAAGCAGCGCGAGCTACGCAATCAGATTGGTCCCAGCCGCTTCAATCAAACCTCATCGTTCGACAACATCGCGTCTCTTGCCGAATACGGTCAAGTCATTCCGATCCCTTTCGGCAAGGTCGATATTGGCGCTGATGGTGTAGATACAGGCGGTCTGACACTGACACCCGCACTTGTCTGGAGCCGCGTCTACTCCTACGGAACCTACCGCGCATTTGAAGGCATTTACGTTGCTGGTCAGTACGGACTAGCAACGCCAAAAATTCTCGGTGTCCGCCTTGGCACCTTTGCACTTAACAACCTAAACCTTAACGAATACGCGCTGTTTTGGTCTTCACAAGCGGGCAAAAACAATCCTGCCAGTGTCCGCAATTTGATCGGTGGCACCCAAGGCGCACGCGACTCTGGCACATCCGGTCGCCCTTTTGTATTTACTGCTCCAAGCATCGAGCAGGACGTTGACGACTCGGCGTCTATGGCGCATTCGCCCCAGTCCCAAGTGCAGTTTGGTACTGCCACACCAATCCATAACGGCACTGCATATCGCTACAACTGGGAAATCATTAGCGCTCCGAGTATCAGCTTCGAGGGCGAAAACGGCGACGAAACCAAGAAAGAAATTCGCGCCCGCCGCCGCAAAATTGCCGGCAGTCTTGCCGATCAAATCCCAAGCGACAGAGAAAGCGCAGACGCACGAGCAGGGCAGCCTGGAGTGGGTCGCGCCTACTCCCGCACAATGGGTCTTACGCATCACCGCCCAGTCAACAGTTCTCTCGCCACCGAATACAACAGCAAAGCAGTTGTAAACACCCAAAAGGGCGATGTGATCAAGTTCACGCTTTACCGCCAAGACTGGGTGGAGCTAAACAGCGACTTCACTTACAACGGCTACAAAACAGAAACCACAGTCAAAGACCTCAAAGACTCATCTAAAACTTGGCGCGAGAACGCATCGGACCTGTTGAGCGTCGGCACCGAGTGGATTATTGGTGCGACCGTGTGGCGTGTCACCAAAAATGAAGGTATTGATAACGTCGTCAGCCGCCTCGTGGTTGACATGGAGTGCGTAGAAGTCCTCGGCGATGACCGCATTGGTATTGCTGGTGAACGAGCTGTCGGCAAAGCGCTGGCTGGTTATGAGGGCGCCACATTCGATCAAACGATCCACTGCGACATCAATCATTGGCCGCTGTGTCGCTACTACGCCTCCTCGATCCGCCCAGTTAGACGTGAAGCCCAAGTCATCGAACTAGGCATTCGATCTCAAGTTTGGAACCGCGCCGAAGGCTTGTGCAATTTCAGCACAATTCCCACCCCAGCCAAGCTCTTCCGTTTTGACAAAAAGAGCGTCACGGTTACAACTCCGCGCCAAACGCGCTATTTCAACCGCGCCAGCTTCTTTCAGATCGCAGTGCGCCCAGTACCCACTGGTTTGATAACACTTGAGTGGGATGTAATTCCGCAACTTTTGTGTGTGGTGGGTCGCAGCCCCGTTGACCTGCACAATTACATTCGCATCAAAGCTAGCGATACTAAGTACTACGAGTACAAATTTATCCCGAAAACAGGCGCTGATATTTACCACAACTACGCCGATGCCTCCGCATGGCGTCTTAAGGCTGACGAAGAGCGCGTATTGGGCTGGAGCCTGTTTGAGACCGATTACGGCTTTTTTAGTTTGCAGACCAATGGCATAGTTGTAAATATCAGCGACTTAACCAACTCCCCTCAACTTTTAACCGACAAGAGCGACGCAAATAATGTCCCGACTGTTCTGCCAACCACCTATAGTCCCACAGCTATCGCGGTTAGCGAGACGCGCGTCAATCAAGGTGACAATCGAGCTGTAGTAGACGCATGGCTGACGCACATCTTTGGCGCAGCAACAGACGAGCGCTATCAAGGCACAACTCAAAGCCAGCGAATCACAGTCTCAAAATCTGGCAAGCCCGAGCACACACTGGAGTTCAGGGTAAAAGCCACATCGGTAAAAAATAAAGACAAGGATAAAGACAGCATCCGCCGCTGGACTTGGCAAGAGATCTCGTACACAGTTTTGAATTACGTAGGAAGCTGGCCTATTGGTACAAAAGCTGACTTACAGGTAAACGGCTTAAATAGCATCACAAACCCCTTTGCACAAGCAAACGGCTACACCTCGGTCACGCTTACCTTTTCTGTTACTCAAGTTGAAGAAAAAATCTTGCGCCCAAGGGACGCCGACTTGAGCACAGCAGAACGCTCGTTTGAGATTGGTACTGGCATCGCTGACTGCAGCTATTTCGAAGAGCTAAACAAAAGCAACGAAAGCGGCCCCGAGCACGAGATCGTCTACGTCAACGAGTACGTCACCAACGACGCGACGCCTGAATACACAAACATGTCTGTCGTCTCTTTGAGCATGAAGAGCAGCGGACAGATTAGCAGCGTCGATCAGATGCGACTGTGGGTACCAGAGGGTATTGCCGTCCCACGCCTGCTCGACAACACAACTGGAGCTAGCAACAACTTTGCTGACTTGGTGCTGTACCTCCTGCAAAACTCCGAGCAGGGCTTGGGTAGCACCATCCCAGCCGAGCTGATTGACACCGCAAGCCTTACGACTACCGCCCGTTTCCTTAACGCCAACAAGATTTTCTTTGACGGCGTTATCGAAGAATCAGAAAATCTGCGCTCGTTCTTGTACGAAACAGCTTCGTTGCAGCTCTGTAATTTCACCATCAAAAATGGGCGGTTCGGCATGATGCCGGCACTCCCCTACGACAGCAACGGCAAAATCGCAGCACTACCAATCTCGGTGGAGCAAATTTTCACAGCAGGTAACATCATCGAAGGCAGCCTGCAGCTCAGCTACCTAGATGCAGCGCAGCGGATCGACACCACAGTGCAGGTGCAGTGGCGCGAAACACTAGAAAACGAGCTACCTACACCGCGCTCTGCCGTTGTTTCCTGGACCGACGCAAGCGGTGACACCTCGAACCAGCAAAACATCGACCTCAGCGATTTCTGCACAAACCGCGCTCAGGCTCTACTCACGGCAAAATTCCTGCTGGCAACACGTCGCCGCATCACCCATAGCGTCGCCTTCAAAACTGTGCCAGATGGCCTGAGCATCGAGCCCGGCTCGTACATCCGCGTACTGACCACCAGCACTACATACTCAGCACAAAACAACGGTGCGATTACCGACGCTGGCACACTCGTCTCAATCAGCTCCATCGAGGATGGTAATTACACCGCGCTTATTTACGATCCTGCATCCGGACAAATTAACGAGCAGAGCATCACGATATCTTCAGGCGTTGTCCTTGACGACAATGTTCATGGCTGCCTTTTCACACTGCTGACCCAGCAAAACAACCAAGCGATCTACCAAGTGGAGCAGCTAACCATTGAAGAGGATGGTCTGATCAGCATCTCAGCCATCCACGTTCCTGTGGACGAGAACGGCGCTAGCCTTGTTGCAGCAGATATTTTGACCGGCACGTTTGAGGTGCAAGAGTAATGGCGTTTCCAGCACTGGTTCCAACAAGCCGCGAGTTCAGCCCAGGTGACTGGCCGGTCAAGCGTTTCAATTCGCAATCAGGATCTGAAATTCGTATTTTGTACGGCAATCAGCGCAGCAACGCAAAACTGTCGCTGAGTTACGACAACATTTCCGATAGTAATGCTCAGTTATTTTTGACGGACTACGACGCGCAATACGGCACGCTCCGTACATTTGATCTACCTGCTGCCGTGCTGACTGGAACGTCGGTTGCGATGGAAGCACCAGCGGGCAGCAAGTGGCGCTATGAAGCCGAACCACAATTGCGATCTGTTCGCCCCGGTCGCAGTAGCGTTACAGTAAATCTGGTGGCTGTCATCTAATGGCCAAAGTATTTACTGGCAAAGACGGCGCCCTGCTGATCGACGGTGCCACCCAACTCAAGGTCACAAACTGGACCATGACTGGCAGCGTGGAGATGCTGGAGACCACCAGCCTTGGCAACGCGCAACGCACATACGCCCCCGGCGTCCAAGAATTCAACGGTAGCGCCACGCTTCTGTACTACAGCGAT